GCCCGCACTACGATGACATCCTTGGCCATTAGGTGATGCTCGTGGCCCGGCTGAAGGCCGCCGCGTAACGGATGCCCACATCCACCGAGTACATCGCGCGGATACCGCGAATGCCCGCCTGGAAGTTCGCGTATGGATTGACCTCGATCTCCAGAACGCCCCACTCGGCAAGCACGGCATGCTCCCAGGCACCGAAGATCATCGACAGAGCGGTGAGCTGCTGCGATGACATCGCGGGAATACCGAACAGCGAGCCATCCCAGACGTTGCCCAACCAGAGCCGCGTGGTGCCCGTACTGGGAAGCTCGGGACGAGCCATGAGTAGGCCAGCGGCGGCAGCGGTGGTCACGTAGCCTGGACGCATCGGCAGCACATTCGCAGTCGCGACATCGGTCTGAAACTCGATAATGTCTGCCGCGTCGAGCGATGTGCCACTGACAGAGCCGACGCCGGTCACATTGGCGATGCCGAGCGGCGCACCGGCGGCGCCGGTTCCTTCCAGCATGGCCGCGTCCACCGCCAGGCCGACCACCTGCGCCAGATCAGCCATTACCATAGCCTCCGCGCTCGGATTGCTTTGCAGCAGCAATTGGCGGCTGATCTCCGTATAGGCACCGACGTTTTTCGGGCTCAGGTTGAGCTGGCCGAGAGTCTGCTGGCTCTCGGTGATGCTCGCTGTATCCGTCACCCAATAGGCAGTCGCTGCGGCCGTCTGCTTCGGGATCGAGACATTGCCCGTGAGCCCGGTCAGGCGCGTGGCACCGAGACGCAGGGCTACCGAGCGGTTCCGCAGCAGGTCAATCCAGCTCAGGTTCGCGGTCTCGATCAGATAGCCTCCAGCGGAACCGGGCTGGGTGGCAAGATCGCGAGAAAGGATCTCGCCGGGAACAACAAAGCTGTTCCCGCGCGCACCGCGCTCGACAGGCACCAGCACGCAAGCCTTGTCGCTTGGCAAAAAGAACGTCTCTTCGCCAGGGAGTCGGTTGAGCCTCTGCTGGAGGGTCTGGTGGACCTCGTTCTCCAGGCCGGCCTTGCCCGGGTTCTTGTTGGCGACCGCCTCAATCATGCGGCTGATGGAATACTGCTGGATCTCGCGGCGGCTCAGACCGACGTTGGACGCGGCGCGTTTGAAGTTGCTGTGACGCTCTGTGAGTACGTCCATCGCGCGCTGCTGAGCCTGCTGGATCGTGACACCCTCCAGAATCCACTGAGCGGCGACGCCCTCGTCGATGTCCGCCTGCTTGCAGACGTGCTTGATAGTCTCGATGCGAGAGTCTTCGGCAGCCTTGTGGTCGATTCCGACCTGCATATCGGTGGTCTTACGGTTTTCGGCGGTGTCGCCCGCCGGAGCGGTTTTCTCGGGCATATCGTCTTCCTGTTGCTTGGCGGGTTTCGCCGGGGATTGACTGCGGCCGACCCCGACCGACTGGTCAGCTGGAACGGTCACAAGTGAAATTTCATAGGGCGTCCATTTGGTGACGAGATATTCCTCGCCGGTATCTTCGCTGTCGCGCTGCAGGACCATGTCCTCGATCTTATAGCCGACAGAGACGCTCCGGAGGATCCCGTCCTGCACGTCCTGCCACGCCTCCTGCGCGCGCACTCCGGAGCCGAAGCGCACGGTTGCCCGCCCGCGGCGGTCGCCGTCGATGCGGGCATTGTCGACTACGCCGACGTAGTTGTCCCAATCGTGGTTCACCAGCAGATTGGCCCCGCCGTTCAGGCGCTCCAGGTTCACCGCATCGGCCTCATGGGAGAGGATCTCGGTGCCCCACCAGCGTTTGTAGGGTGTCTCGGAGGAGAACGATAGCTCGACGGTACGCGCCTTGGCGTCGACCGTGGCACGGTCAAAGGTTGCCTCTCTAGCATGATCTTGGAAGCGCACGTCGCGCAGCAGGTCAGCTATGGTGCGTTTCTCAGGCATGTTTAGTCCTCTGCCGGCGGATGACCTGGGCGGCTTCCGATTGGCTGATAATCGACAAATTCCGAAATTCGCGGAGCCTTAACGGGAGGCATCGGCGGCGGGTGCGGCCATTGAAAGCCGGGGAAACGCTTGCCGCATCTGCTGCATTGCGACGGACCGAATAGGTCGGTGAATGCCATTGGCACTTTGCGGTGACCTATCAGCGCGCATATCAGCGACATGCAAATTTCCTCACGTTGCTCTGGTCCGCGGTATCCTCCGCCGAGCCCGCATTGGGGCCGGCATTCGAATCGGCCGCGGATTCGCCGCCGCCTGGGCCTGGCTCGGGCGCCTCAGCGGCAGTGGTCGTGTCGGTGCTCAGTCCAAGCTCATCGAGCAGATCCAGCTCACGGCGGCGCGTCTTGAGCACGTCCTCGATGTCCTGCCCGCCGGCCGTGGCGGCGATGACGTCGGTCTTGGTCACATAGCCAGCAAGCTCGGCCTCCTTGTAGGCCGCCACCTCCTTGGTCGGATCGACCCAGCCCCAGCCGCGCGGCTTGAAGCGGACGGCGAGGTAGCGTTCCTCGTCGGCTCGCAGTAAGGCCAGATGCTCGGCGGAGAGAGCGCCAAACGTGGCGGAGGCGGTAAGCCACATGCGATGCAACGGCTCGCGGAAGGCGCGGATGAACCATTGCTGCAGCATCCGCCAATGGTCTCTATCGTCCAAAAGGGACAGGCGCGAGCTGGAGTAATTGCTCTGGCTGTAGTCGCGCGACAGGCTCTCATAACTCGCGCCAGCGCCGGCCGCAATCTCGCGCAGCATCAGCCGGATGAATGGATCTGCCTGCGAATTGGGGCGATTCGGCGTCCAGGCGTCGAAACTCTCACCTGGTTTCAGGTGCCTGATCTCACCCGGCGCAACCTCGATTTCCTGCGGGTTATCAGGGTCGGCCTGATACGGGGCCTCCTCGGATTTGATGAAGCCGACATACATGGCGGCGGCCCGGGCGGCGAGGATCTCTGCCTGCGAATAGCCAACCACGTCCTGGAGTTTTCTGATCACTGCATGCAGCCAGGGCTCACCGCGCGATTGTGGCCAGCGGTCGATCAGGTGTAGGTGGAACATGTCCTCCGCGGCTACGCGCTCGAGATGCGCGCCGGCGTTCCAGTCATAGCGGATCTCGCCCGGGTAGAGAGAATTTATCCAATAGGCCGCGGGGCGACCCCATGCATCCTGCTCGATTCCGAGGCGCACCACGTGGTCGGGCTCGACCGCGGGAATCTGCCAGTCGTCGGCGATGCGCTCCGCCTCGACCACCTCCAGCGCCAGCGGCACCCGGGATGCACCGAAGGTGCGGCGGTGGATGCGCACGAACACCTCGCCGGCCTCGAACACCTCCCCGATCAGGAGCCGCTCCAGGTCGTCAAAGTGCAGTCGCCCGGCCACGTGACATTGGTCCGCCTGGGACCATGCGCGCCACAGGGCCTCGATGTCGTCGTTGACGGCGGTGCGCAAGCGCCCGTTGCGGAAGGCAACCGCCCCCTGCAGGCCGATCCCGGAGCCGACCACGTTGGATTCCACCAACCGGCGGGCGCGCTTGGCGTAGGCGTTGTTTCGGACCAGGGCGCGGCAACGATTGCGCAGCGGGGCAAGTCCGAGCGCAAGTTCTGTGTCGGCACTGCTCGTCCCGATCGAAGGCTCCGGCGTAAGCCGCGAGCTGCGCGCGCCGTCATAGGCGCGACGCTGAAGCTCTGGTGCCTTGGCGCCTTTGGTGCGGCTTTTCTTTTTGGCCTTGGCCATTAGTCAGCAGCCAGACGAATCTTGTAGGCCCGCGGATCGAGACCGGCCTCTTTGGCGCGATCGGCGGGCTCTTCGCCTGCCACCTCGGCCCTTAGCCGATAGCGGAACTGATGCAGGTCGAGAATCGGCCAGTGCTGGACTTGCCGCCCGTCTGACAATCGCACATTCGCGGCTTGTGGGTTCCCCGTCGCAAGATAGGACTCGATGGCGTCCAGCATCGTGCGAGCAGCACTGCGGGTGTCATAGCCCGTGCTGGCGGCCGCAAGGTTGGGCCGCAGCGTGACTCGCCCGCTGTCGACCATGTGGCGCTTAGCGTCGAGCGTGACATATGCCTGCCAACTGTACTCGCCAGCGACGTAGGCTGCCGTGGTGTCTGTGGCTACGCTGACGAGGTGATCGTCTCCGTCAGCAGCAGCTGTGATCTGGATCCGCGCCAAGCTGCTGGTCAGCGCGTAGGAAAGCTCCCAGCCGTCGCTCGCGGGATAGTCGGGGAAGCTGCGCTTCCACGTCCATGTGTCCCCAACGGTTAGGAAGGCCGGCTCAGCAGTCGGAACGGCGGCTGTCATGCCGCTTACTGAAGCAGCGAAATAAAAAATGTCAAGAGAAAAGGCGCATCTTGAGGGCGGTCGGCGCTGTCAGCGGTCCGCCTGCGGTTAACCAGGATAAGGCGGGGGCGGAGGAGGCGGTCGTCCGGTTTTTGTTTGCAGCGAACAACCGACGACGATGCGTGGATCCGAGAAAATGTCTAGCAAGATGCACGAAGGAACTCCAAATAATCTCCTTGGAGCTGCCTGATGCAGGCATTTCCCCTCTCGGAAGCTCGTACAATTTATCTGTTTCATGGTCGCGTCACTCCATCTCACAACATCTAGTGGGCCGCCTAGGCTTGTCGTTATGGGTCATCGACGGTCTTGCCTACACATGCCGCGCCGAGCCAATCAAAATCCCTCGCATTTTCATATTTCTCAATAATAAACCCGCCCTGGCAGTCTTCGTGCTCAATACAGAGCCCATGCTTTTTACAGACCTCATGGATATCTGCCAAGAATGCATCCACTTTCGGACTGTCTATTTTTTTACTGTCTTTTTCGTTCCATCGCATAACAATTACCTCCAGGCGACATTGTCGTAGCGCCGTCTAACATCTGTTATCAATCGTCTCTCCAGCAGGAAGCGCGGTATCCGCGGCGACCGGCCGCGCGACGGCTCCTGATCGGCGTCTGCAGGGCGAGGCCAACAGGCATGTCGCGAGCCAGGCGACTGGCCAATGTCTGCGGCAGGATGCCGTGATCTCGCGCCAGGTCGGACAGGCGCCAGGTCAGACCGAGGTACTCAATCTCGCGGATTTTCGGCATCGATCACCACTCTCCCGGACGGTAGCGCGGTTGCAAAGGTGGTCTTGGCGCTGGTTTCTGCACCGGAGCTGTCTGTTTTTTGCGCTCCAGGCTGGCACCGGACAACAACAGCGCGGCATAGGCATAGACGCGGCAATCGCGCGCTTCGACCCGATCATGGATCTGCATCCAGGCGAGCTGGGGCCTGCGGCCGCGCTTCCCGCTGCGCGTCAGACGTTCCCCTGTGAGCTGGTCGAAGTAATCGCGGCCTCGGCCAACCGGGAAATGGCAATAACCAGGAGCATCGCTCGGTTGCGATAGCAGCTTGTCCATGGTGAGCTTGATCTGCGAGACGCCAAGCGGCTCGACAGGCCGACCCTGGTGTATGCGCTTGACGGCGCGGCGCCGCCGGTCCAGCTCTGATCCATGCAGCGGGTCCGCACCGAAGGCGGACAAGCCCTTGATCGGGATAACCCAACGGTCACGCTGCGCCTTGACCCAATCATAGACGTGCTTTGACCAGTTTCCAGCATCGATGCAGAGCGCGGTGCAGCGCAACTTTCCCTGCGGCCCTGTCCACTCGCGCTTGCGGAGCTCCACCAGCTCGTCCCAGGTCTCAGGCTGCGTTGGATCGGCCATCAGGATCTGATAGTCCAGTGACCAAGACTCGAAGCCCGGCCCCCAGCCGACCACTTCCGCCTCGAGCCTGTCCTGCTGCAGATCAACGCCAATGGTGATGACGGTCACTCCGTCAGGAAGCGCATCACCCCAGTCCTCGCAACGCGCTTCGAGTAGGTGGGCATCCACCCGATCGCCCTCGCCCTCCCAGGGAAGCGCGAAGACGGTATTGGTGACCGCCTGGCGTTTCAGCGGGTCGTCTCCGGCATCGATCCATTCCTGCGCTGTGTCATCCCATCGTGCGAATGGGCTAGACCATTGTGACATCCAGTAGCCGACCGATTTTTCGTCGCCTTGCTGCACCGTTACCCAATGGCCGGTAGCCTTTATCGCGTCCTCGTCTTCGAGCGGATGCTCTGCGCCGCAATGCCCGCAGACATAGCGCAATTTGCGCGTGTCGCCGTCATGCTGAAAGTGCTTAAGCTCTGGGAATTGTGACTCACCGCAATGCAAACAGGTCAATTCCCACTGCTTTTGCGTGTCACATTTGGCATATTCAACGCTGATTCCGAAATCAGCATAGGTCGGCGTTGAAACGATCAATTCCTTCGCGCTGCGCCGTGCACGGAATGTTTGCTGTCTCTTCCGTGCAAGAGAAAGAGGATCGCCTTCGCGAGTCGCTTCCCAGCGGTCAATTTCATCGCAGACGAGATATCGGATTGGCCGCGAGGCGAGGCCGGCCGGTGAGTTGGCACCGGCTATGGTCAGGTGTCCGCCGAAAAATACCTTGTGTGTGATAGTCGATGCACTGTTTCTTGCTCTAATAGGTCCAATCTTTGCGGCCAGAGTGGGCGAGTCTCGCAACATCGGAGCAACGCGGTCTTTCGAGAACGCCTCACCCATCGGGGTGACATTCGGCTGAATGCAGAGGATCGGTCCAGGATCGCAGTCCATGATGTAGCCGCAGAAGTTCAGGATGGTCTCGCTCTTTCCGCTTTGGCTGCTGAACTTGCACACCACCCGCTCGGTCTCGCTGTAGGGTCCGAGGCGGTCCATTGGCTCGATGAGGTGTGGCGCACGCGCATTGTTCCAAAGCCCCGGTTCTGCGCTGGCCTCAGGCGATAGATAGCGGTAGGTGCCGGCCCACTCGGACACGGCGAGAGTCGGTGGTGGACGCCAAGCGCCGAAGGCAAGAAAGGCTCGCTCCTCAGCCGGCGTCAGAGACAGGCCCATTGGACAATTCCTCCATCACCTCTCTGAGCGCTGCTGT